GCCTCACAAACGGCCCAAATGACCATTGGGTAAACGCAAATCAAAGTGCAGCTGAAGGCAATTCAATAGACATATATGACCTTCTTTCTAATGGTTTTAAACTACGTTCATCAGCAGCTGCCGTAAACGCATCAGGCGGTTCATATATCTATTTGTGTTTTTCAGAAAACCCATTTAAGTACTTAAACGCAAGGTAAACAAAATGAAATATTACGACATTACTAATTCGGCTATAGTCAGCGAGAGGCAGATTCTCCGAGCTAACCCGAACACCAGCTTTGCGTTGCCTCTGAGTGATGCGGCTCTGGCTGACTTGAACATGGCTAAACTGCTGGAAGACCCACGCCCCAGCTACGATGCAGACACCCAGACTGTTATTGAGGGTGCTGTTGAGGAACGTGAAGGTTCTTACTTCCAGACCTTTAGCGTAATTGACCGCAGTGCCGAAGCAATAGAGAATGACCTGAACAACAAGAAGGCACAGGTACGCGCACAGAGAAACTCACGGCTAGCTGAGACTGACTGGGCCATGATGCCGGACTCCCCGCTTATTGATTACGACAAGGGCATAATGGCAAACTACCGCGTTGCTTTACGTGATGTCCCGGCACAGGATGGGTTCCCGAACAACCCGCTACCTGAAGGCCCAGACCAGCAGCCGTATGATTCATGGACATATAACTCTACCGATTTTGTCTGGGAAGCACCCCTGCCCAAGCCGGACGGTGAGGCATACTGGGATGAAGATGCGTATCAGGCAGATAACACAACTGGATGGGTAACCATCTAAATTTTAACTAAACCAAAAAGGTAACAAAAAATGGCTACAGAAAAAAAGACTACGCCTGTTTTTGTTGACGATGTGGAATACACATTTGAAGACATGACAGACCAGCAGAAAGCACTTGTGAACCACATCTCAGACCTTGATAGGAAAATTAGCACTACACAGTTTAATTTAGACCAACTTACCGTAGGGAAAAACGCCTTTGTAAATCTCCTGAAGGAAGCCCTTAACGAACAGCCAGCGGAGGTAAACTGACATGGCACTCTCTTACACAATAGACAAAGTAGTACGTAATACAACTGACGGCGGTGTTATCCGTGTCCGGGCAATAGCCTCAATGGTTGACGGTGATATCACTGTCAGCGACATGGTACACGCCAGCTTCACCCCTGACGCATCTGCTGATGGCTTTATCTCTTTTGACAGCCTCACCGAAGCTGATGTTATTGGCTGGGTAGAATCTTCCATCGATGTTGATGCTGTTACTGCATCTCTTCAGGCAAAGCTGGACTCTGTAAAGACCCCTGCCACTGCCATTGGTATGCCGTGGGTTACTGAAGAAGAACCTGCCGAAGAAGCATAAAGACAACACAACAGGCTGGATAACTATAGGCGAATAATGTGATAGAAGTGATGGCAGCAGTCAGTATAGCTAACTCTGCCTTCAATGCACTCAAGACAGGGATAGCCAAAGGCAAAGAACTACAGGACATGGGCGAGACTCTTGGCAAGTTCTGGGATGCTAATGAGCGTATTACGCAAGCTGGTATTGAGAATGAGACAGCTTCCTATGCTAAAAAACTGCTGAAGGGCAAAAGTATTGAGTCACAAGCATTAGAGATAACAATAGCAAAAACTAAAGCAAGGGAGATGGAGAACGAACTGCGCGAATATCTTATCTATAGTGGACAAGGTGAGTTCTATAGAGAAATGCTACGAGAGCGTAAAAACATTAAGAACGAAAGACTACGAGAGGCACGAGCTAGAGCAATGGCAAAGAAAGACGCAGCAGACTTAGCATTAGTTCTCTTTTTATTTGGTACTGCTGGAGCTATTCTAGCAAGCATTGTTGCGTTAATAGCAGCGAGTCAGTAGGTGTTAAACATGACCGAACAAGAAATAGAGGTATTGATTGACAGAGCCGCAAAAGAAGGTGCTAAACAGGCACTGAAAGACATCGGGCTGTCTGACGAAGAAGCGTATGATGATGTCAAAGAGTTACGGTCTTTGCTGGAGACTTGGCGCGACACTAAAAAGACTGTGGGACAGACTATAGCCCGTATGCTGACTACCGCCTTGTTAGCTGCGTTGGCTACTGGCGTGTGGATGAACTGGGGTAATAAGTAATGCTTAACTTGATAGGCACTCTGGCTGGCCCGGTAGGAGCCATACTAGACAAATTCATAGAAGACAAAGACCAGAAAGCACAGCTTGCTCACGACATAGCCACTATGGCTGAGAAACACGCTCATGAGGTTGTACAAGCACAGCTAGAGATTAACAAGAAAGAAGCTGAACATCCCTCTTTGTTTGTGTCAGGCTGGAGGCCAGCAGTAGGTTGGGTCTGTGTAATAGGTATGGCTGGTAATTTTATTACAATTCCATTTACCAATATGATGTTAGAATTGTTAGAATATGATGTAGTTATTCCTTTAATTGACATGGAAACTTTGTTGCCCGTACTACTAGGTATGTTAGGATTGGGTGCAATGAGAACAGTTGAAAAAGTTAAACAAGTAGACAGGAAATAAGTATGGCTACACAAAAAGACCCAAGACTAGAGAGGGCTGGGGTTAGTGGTTACAACAAACCAAAGCGTACCCCGAACCACCCGACCAAAAGCCACATTGTTGTTGCCAAAGTAGGTGACAAAATTAAGACAATTAGGTTCGGGCAGCAGGGAGTTAAGAC